TCATAGGGTTCGGAAGCATCAGGAACCCAATACTTCCGACCCTGTTCTGTCGTTACTGATTCGATTTCATACGGCTCAAACCGTTCCTCATGTATAAATTCCATGTTCTAATTTGGCAATGATGTAGTCCTTAACCAATTTGGACCTCACAATGTCATCCTCTTCGAATTGTATTGAACTAAAACCACGTATGGATCGTATCACTCTCATAAAGTCAATCAGACCTTTTCTCTCAGAATCCTTTTCCAAATCACTCTGGCGGAAGTCTCCAGCAAAGATAATGCGACAATCCTGACCTATCCGTGTGACAATACTGTCCAACTCATGGAAAGTCAGATTCTGACACTCATCAACAAGCACAATAGCATTATTGAGAGTGATTCCACGTATGAATGAAGTCGATATGAAATCCACCACACCACGTCCCTTAAGATACTCATAGGCATCTCCTCGACCAAAAAGTTCCGTGAATATTGAGTAATAAGGTGCTTCATAAGCCTTCTGTTTTTCCTTTTGACTACCTGGTAGAAACCCCATATCACGAGTGGGAACTACCGATCTCACAATGACTAATTTCTGCTTATCTGTCTGACGAGAGAGAATTTCCTTGATGGCAAGATATGATGAGATGAATGTCTTACCAGTACCAGCCACACCCTGTAAGAGTAGGTGTTGTCCGTCCTGATACTCATCAAAGAGTCGGACCTGGTTATGTGTTTTAGGTTCGATGTGTTTGAGTTTCAAACCTGTTTTAACGTTTTTCTGTTTTGCCTTTCGTTGTTTTCTTGTAATTCTCTCATCAAAAAAGTTTACGTTTTCGTCAAGATAAGCAAGATTTGACATGAATAACCTTTCTGGGTTATCATCATTTATTTGGGTCAGCAGACCGCTTAGCCCTCCATTTCTCTACTGCTTGGCGGGTCTTTACAGCCTTGCTAGACTTATCACCGTATTGATTAGCGACCTCACTCGTGGGATGAGCCTCAGCGATGCGAGACATCTGCTCATTGAACCCACCATCATTCTTCAGACCAGTATAGCGCTGGCCATGAATGATGTTCATGCGGTCAGGTGGAAGTTGTCGAATATTTGGATTATCGGAAAGAAATGCCTCACGCTCCGACATAGACATCAGTTCTTCGAACTGTTCTCCAGTACTATCATCAATAAAGTTATAGATAGGCATTGTACCTCCCAATACTAGTATTTATTCATTCCACCAATTTGGAGCAGGGCGACCCTTGTCCCACTTCGCAAACCGAGTCTTTTCGCCAAGATAGTAGTTACGATATGACTGTACAGGACAGTCGACCTTGTATTCATCAGGCATTGCAAGAGCGTGTGGTGTCATATTACCATACTTAAGATTCTTTGGTGTATCGTAGAGAACATCCTTGAGCTTTTCCCACGATGCGTGAAGTTTACCAAAACGATATTCAAACTCTTCGGCGAGATACCGCCAAAGGTGATAATGCCACAGATAGTTATTATGTGACTGCATGGTCCAGATTGTACATGGGTGTTTTGCATGTACCGCCTTGTAAATCAGATCGTTATTTTCAGACAGACGATAGTGTTTTACCATCCGCTTACCTGATTTGGATGGACCTAGATATTCCTCACCGTCGAGCAGTCGGTGGGCAGTCGACAGCATCTGTGCGGATTCGACAATCATTTTTGGGATATGTTTGTCGCAATGCATCTGTGCCGCAGTTTTGGGATCCTCGTGGAGTACAAAGATATTCATGTCACGTTATCTGTTTTACTGTTATAGAACTTTGAACCACTGTAAACTTCGACTTCACCATCCTCGAGTTCAATAAGTCGAATGATTCTGTCATTATGTAATACCATCAAAACTGCCTCAGTAACACGTGGTATTGCGTATTGGTGACCCGCATAAAATGATAATCCGACCAGAGTAAATAATAAAAGTCCGATCATGATACTATCATACATTATTTTACTCCGAAAGTAAATAGATTAAGTCATCAAAACTTGTGATACAGGTATTTTCAGCCTGTGGATTATATATCCCACCGGCAATTGTTTCTTTTGGATAACAGAATACAAAATTAGTCTTGGGATTGTTTTCAATAACATGACCAAGATACTTCATACGATTACGTGTATCGTTGAGAGTTGCTCTTGTCTCCAATCCATAACAATCAGTACCATCGTAGAGATTCGACATCGCCGTGTTTTGATCGACTACTAGAAAATCAAACCCAAACACATATAGGGTTTCATATTCCAACTTTATTGCCTCAAGTATGGCGTTCATACCCGCGTTTGATCGTGGTCGTTGGGGATCCCATTGCTTATTTACAGCACGACCCCAGTGTAACTCTACTGGTTCCCATTTCTCATCTTCAGGTGGTATGAGTACCCGACTGGATGGAAAGTCCGATGATTCAATCTCAGTAATGATAGGATTGTCGATTGCAACCAAATAATCCGGTAGTACGTATTTAGGAGTCGATCGCTGATAATCTCGGTACAGGGCATTACATCCAATGACCGTGCCTTTGCCTTTTAATAAGAGTAGATCAAACTCCTTACGAGATCCACCGTTACCGATTATATACGCTGTCTTGTCCGGATTTTTCATGTTCATTCACACGAGGCCATTTATTCTTTGACCTCTTTTCCTTCACAAATTTCTTTTTAGACTTTTGATTTCTGTATTCGGTTGGTTCGTCATCCCAACGTTTTTCTCGACGAAATGTTTTACCCATTTTCCTTCCAAGTTGATGCTAGGGCTGGCCATGCTTCTTCAAAAAGCTTACGTGTGATACCTTTATAGGGCATCTTTTTATCCTTGATCGACACGACTAGTTTTGCGTCATCTGGGTCGAGTGCTTCAAGAAACTGTACGAACTGAGACTCACGCTGAAATGGTCTCATACCAGGATATGGTCCCGACTCAAGAAAAATACCAAACTTTCGTAAGTTTGCGTAAAGAGTTGCCTGACAATCGGCTTCTTTTGGCTGTGGTTTATACGGTGGTTCGCCGGGTGGTAACATGAACTTGAGATTTGGATTAAAGCAAAGATCAATAATATTTTCAAGTACAATATTATGACTCTTACGTAGAGCTTCAATCTTTTCATTCTTTGTTTTTAATTTAGAAACCCTGTCAAGGATTTCAGCCACGCCTTCTTTATAGGCCATCTTAAAACTCCTGAATTACATCCATTAAATTTTTAAGTCGTTTCTCGATGAAATAATTAAACATTTTATCCCTACCATGTAATTTATAATCGTCGAACTTTTCAATCACCTCGTTTTGAATATCCTCTGGTACGAAGTCGAGATCTACAAGCTGTTGGTTACGACGATAACCACGTAGCATTTCCTCATTACAAAACTCTTCTGGTTCCATACCATTCCACGCATCAATCTTTTTGGATGCAAGAGGTTTCTGCCTCTTACCAACTACGAATACATCATCTGGTGAGATAAAGTTTGGTACACCGTCGCCGCGGTCACCTTTCAGAATATGCTCATGGATATATCGAGCTGGATTGGATACAGTCACAAACTTTTTTTGCATCGGACTGTATTGCTCGACGTTAGCGTATTTCTGTAGCTGCACAAAGTCCTTATCAGATGAAAGAATCAGAATTGGTTCTGCTGATCCATTCTGAACACCAAGTTGACCATATTGATGGCAGATAGATGCAATAATGTCATCTGCCTCTGCTCGGTCTACCTGTAGAACCTTGTACGGAAAATTTTCTTTGAGGTCGTCTCGAATACCATTCAGTACTTCGAAGATGGTGTGCCAGTCTAGACCAGACTTTTCACGATCCTTCTTACGATGAGCCTTATAGTATGGGAATAGGTCACGGCGCCAGTAGTTTTTGTCATCACAACAAATTACCAGTTCGCCGTACTTCTCTCCAAACTTTTGACGATAGAGTCGTAGAGAATTGAGTACCATATGGCGGACCAGGTTCTCATCAATAGGAACGTTTTTGCCGCCAATCTGCATCATCAGGTTTGAAATCATCACCTGATTTAAGTCAACAAGAATCATAATTCATCTCAGTTATAATCATATTCTATATATACTACCACAACTGTGGTCAAAAGTCAACAAAATCCTCATCATCAAACAAATCAATTTTACTGATAATCTCATCCATATATGGAGTTAATGCATGAGGTATTTCGAGACTGCGATAGAGTGATGCTCGAAATATCTCCACCGCGCAAGCAAAATCACAACTGAATCTTTCATTATAAATGTCAAATCCATGCATTCCGACCTTATTTGCCAATTGAGAACTATAATGATCCACAATATGATCTATATAATTTTTCTTATTATCCTCGAAGTAGTTACTCAGTTGCTCTTCATTTTTTGGAATATTCCCAACATTAGGAAATTCAAAGACATTGTTTGCTTGTTCCATTACTTCACTACACGTAAGAGTATCGTGTCTCCATTGATTCGACCATTTGGCTCAGATGCCTTACTATTTATTTCAGCCATAACCTTTGATAGAACACGTTTACCCCCACTCAGTACACGAGGTAGAATATCATGTGGCTTTCGTAGTGTTTTGGTTTCCGAATTATCTGGATCGTATCCCTTCAGACTGGTACCCTTCACAGAAAAACCAGCCGGACCCATCGCATTATAAACGGTCAGTTTACGATACTTTACATTAAATAACCACAGCTGATTTGCACCGATAATACTAGCAGGTGCCACACTGACCACCTTGTATTCTTTATTCTCAGTGAGATACTTCAACTTTGCAACCTGCTTTTCAACGGACGGTGGTTTCTTTACTCGAGTCTTACGAACCGTTTTCTGATTGGCACCCCAGGTCGATGCGTCATCTATAATGCCAGTGAGGAAGTCAATAAACCGATTTAATTCAGCTTTCTTTAAGTGAGAATATCCTTCCTTTAGTTGTTCGCAGGTGTTTTCCTTCACCTCGTGCAGTTCATTTAACCAGGGACGATAGTAATCAGCGATAGCATTCGATTGCTGAGACTTTACATTATTGTGTTGCAGCCATTTATACATATCAAAATCTGTTTTATACTTACCGAGCATAAACAGGTCTACCTGTTCCTCAATTTCACCAATGTATTCACTGATCTGTTCCTTGATTCTGTCCTGGATAGAAACCGTAACTTTACTTTTGGCCTCTACCTTCTTTTCGGCCTGGATCTTTTTTGCCTCTGTCAGTAGTAAATCAATATTATCATTAAAATACTTCACAGAAGACTCTGGCAGTTTGCAGCCATTGGACATCATCCGAGCCTGATAGCAGCAGGTAGAATTAATTTTCCAGTCAGGGAGTCGTTTCAGTAGGTGGATTTCTTTTTTATCGCGCGGATAGTGATCGAATAAAAGCTTGATCTTTTCCTTTGTATTATAAAAGTAATTATACCAACTGTAAGCATTCATAATTTGACTTGAGGTGGCAATATCATCACCCCAACTCGGTTCCGGTCCCAAATATTTTTCGTCAAAGTGCTTTGGTGTACGAGGCTTGATTTTTCTTTTACCAGCCGATTTCAGTAGACTTTTACTTGCACGTCGAGCCATAGATACTCTCCAGTTCAATCATCCAACCATACTATTATATTTAACAGTACAAGTCAATATATTATTTCATTGAATTTAAAAGAGCATTCCATTCTGGAATCCGAGCATCCCATGAATAAAAATTATTTGCGTAGAATTTCTGAAACTGTAATTTACCTTGATGAT